GTGTTATTAAAAGTTATTGCAGTTATTTTAGTTGGATTTATTATATATTTATTATTTTTCAAAAATAGAAGAGTTGATGGTGTAAAAAAGAATGATAAATTAATCAGTGAAGAGATGGTAGAGTGTCCTACATGCAATACTTATGTGTCTCAAAGTGAAGGTATATTAAGCAATGGGAAGTTTTATTGTAGTAAAGATTGTTTAAATAATAAAAAGGCTTAAAATGAAGATTATTGGAGATTCTATAGTACCTTTTGAAGAGTTTTTTAAAGTTTCAAATGTTGAAGAAATTAAGAATACAAAACCTAATTCTCTAATTTTCTTTGAATATAACGAAGAACTTTTGAAATATTGCTATTTGAATAATTTAAACTATTTTGTTCAAATTAACTCTGTAAAAGAGGGATTGTATGCAAATAGTTTAAATGCTAAATATATAGTTTGTAAAAAAACTTTGGCAAAAAAGATGCAAAAAATTGCAGAGAATTATATGTTTGATTCTAAAATTTTGGCAATTATAAAATCTAATGATGAATTAGAAGAGATTGCACTAGATGAAATTGATGGAGTAATATATAAAGAACTAATTTAAGTTTTTTATTAAAAGGAAAAAATTGAAAGAGATAATTGATACGATAGTTGTGATTTTATTTGTGTTTATGGTTGCTATGTTTATTATAAATTTCAATAGACAACAAATAAAGAAACATACAGATAAATTAGAAGATATAGAAAATCAAAATAAGGATAAAAACAATGCTTAAACCACTTTTAATAGAAATTGGAGTTGAAGAGTTACCAGCTATTCCATTTTTACAAGAACTTCCTAATATTGAGAAAAAATGGAGTGATATTTTAGAAAAAAATAGACTTCTTTGTAATTTTGAGTTATTTTATACTCCAAGAAGATTGGTTTTATGGCATAGAGAGTTTCAAGTAAAACAAGAAAATAGTGAGTTTGAACATATAGGTGCACCTAAAAAGATAGCTTTTAAAGATGGTGTTGCAACTCCTGCTGCTGCTAGTTTTGCTACAAAATGTGGGATTAGTGTAGATGAAATATCTTTTAAAGATTTTGGGAAAGGTGAAGTTTTATATTATAAACAACAAATAGTTGGACTTGAAGCAAAAGAACTTTTAAATACTATGGTAAACGAGTTTGTAAATTCTTTAAGTTTTGGAAAATCTATGAGATGGGGAAGTAGAAGTGATAGTTTCATAAGACCTATTAGATTCTTTTCAATGATGCTTGATAGTGAGATAATTGAAGGAGAACTATTTGGTGTAAAATCATCTAATATTTCTTATGGTCATAGAATGGAAAGTTATGAACCTTTTAGTTTTTCACATGTTGGGGATTATTTCTGTAAACTTGATAAATATGGAGTTATTCTATATCAAGATGAAAGAAGAAAAAGAATTCTTGAGCAACTAAAAAATATTGAGACGAAACATAATGTTCAAATAGAATTGGATATTGAACTTTTAGATGAAGTTGTTGCAATTACAGAATATCCAACTGCACTTTTAGGAAAATTTGATGAAGAGTTTTTAGAACTTCCACCAGAAGTTATTGTTACATCTATGAAAGCAAATCAGAGATATTTTGCTGTTTATAAAAATGGAAAATTAGCAAATAATTTTGTTGTTGTTTCAAATGCTTTAACAGATGATTTTGGATATATAATTTCTGGAAATGAGAAAGTTTTAAGACCAAGACTTGCTGATGCAATGTTTTTCTATAAAAATGATATAAAAAATGGTTTAAGAAATGATGGATTAAAAAAATTAGTTTTTGTTGAAGGTTTAGGAACAGTTTATGACAAATGTGAAAGAGAAGTAAAAATTGCTTCTTATTTAGCTAAAAAACTTGATGTAAAAGAAACTGATATTTTAGAAAAAGCAATAATGCTTTCTAAAGCTGATTTAATGAGTGAAATGGTTTATGAATTCACAGAATTACAAGGTCTTATGGGATATTACTACTCTAAAATTGCAAATAATGATGAAAAAATTAGTCTTGCATTAAAAGAACAATATCTTCCAAGTGGTGAAAATTCAGAGTTACCAAGCACTATTTTTTCTTCAATTGTGGCTATGTCAAATAAAATTGATAATTTAATGGCATTATTTAGTGTTGGAAAAATTCCAACAGGTTCAAAAGATCCATTTGCATTAAGAAGATCTGCTTTAGGAATTGTAAGAATTGCAATAGAACATAAAATTGATATTGATTTTAAAACTATTATTGAAGATTTAAAAATAAATTATACAAATCTTGACACAAAACTTTTATTAGAATTCTTCAATGAAAGATTGTTTAAAATCTTTAATGTAAACCCTACAGTTCTAAAAGCAGTTTTAAGTAGTGGAGAATCAAATATTTATAAAGTTTATCAAAAAGTTGAAGCTCTAAATCCTGTTGTTGAAAGTGATAATTTCAAAGATTACAGTGCAACATTTAAAAGAGTTGCAAATATAGTAAAAGATGTTGATTTAAATTCAGATTTAAATGTAAATAGTTCTTTATTTGAGCAAGTTGAAGAAAAAGAATTGTTTAATAATTTTGAAAAAATTAAAGCTACAAACTTCTTATCTTTTGATGAAGAATTAGAAGCTCTTTTTAGCTTAAAACCACAATTAGATAGTTTCTTTGAAAAAGTTTTTGTAAATCATGAAGATGAAAAAATAAAAATGAATAGAAAAAATTTAATTGCTCAAGTTTATTTAGGTTTTAGAAATATAGCTGATATTAAAGAAATTACAATCTAATAAAAGTACCTTCTAGGTACTTTATTAGAATATTTCTGTAGTTTTTTTAAGTCTATCTTTATCAAAATGTGTATAAATACGGCTAGTATTTATATCTGCATGGCCCAATGCTTCTTGAACAAGAATTAAATCTTTGTGTTTTGAATAAAGTAATGTTGCAAAGCTATGTCGTAACATATGCGCTCCATTTTTTTCTTTTCTAATTCCAGCACTCATTAAAATATTTTCTACAATTCTGCTAACATAAGCTTGAGTTAGCCTATCACCTTTTTGATTGCACACTAAAATATCACTGATACAAATCCTTTGATTAAGCCAGTTTTGTAAATCATTCTTAATAATATTACATTTTATCATTACAACTCGAGGTTTATTTCCTTTTCCTCTAATTTGCAGCATATAAACATCATCTTCTTTATAAATATCTTTTAATCTTAAGTTTAGCATTTCACTTACCCTAATACCTGTGTAAAGAATAATTTTTAAAATAACTCTATTTCTATAAGTTAGGTTTTCACTAAATTCATATTTATCGATAGCTGACAAAAATCTATTTACTTCTTCTTCATTCATAAAAGAGGGGAGTTTAGAACCTGATTTTCCACTAAGACCTTGCCAATTTTTTAACTCAATTTTAAATAAGTATGAATTACCATCAGTTGTTTCATTTTGTTTATCAACATATGAAAAAAATGATAGTAGGGCAATTCGGTGATTTTTTTTACTAGCATCTGATAAAGAACTTGTTTCACTTGCTAAAAAATCACTTAAAAGTTCTTCATCAAATTCTTTCATTGAAGCTAAACCTAATTTTGTAGAAAATTTATAAAGTTTTAGTAGGGGATTAAAATATGTGTTTATTCCACTTAAACCAATATTTCTTGCTTCTTTAACCAAAGATTCTAATTCTTCTATATTTTTTGTACCTGTAACTAATCTTTTTAAAATATATGCCAATTTGTCTTTATCATTTACTAATCTATTTGATAAACTTGTAATTTTATTTCTTACAAATCTTTCAAGCCAAAATAGCATTGTGGAATCAAAATCGTTTTTAAAGTCTAATTCATATCTCATAAAAATTCCTAATAAACTTAAAGTAAGTAGAAGTATATCAAATCATATATTAATATCAGTTTGAAAATTATAGTTTTCAATACTTATGATATATTTCTCTTATGGAAAAACAAGAATTTAGAATAAATGAAAATTATCACAAGCTTTTATTAACTGCTTCAACTGATAAAAATTTAAGTTCTAATCAATTCCGTGTGTTCTTTTATATTTCAACTCATAGCGATATTGTGGTTAAAGATATGCAAAGTGATTTAAATTTCAAAACTACTAATTTGATGTCTGAATCAATTAAAGCACTTATTCAAAATGGATATATCACAAGAAGAAAAGCAAAAAAGAAAGTTAAAAAAAATACTCCTTTTTATGTTTATGAGTTAAATCTTGAAAAAGCGTTAGATTTTAATTTCAATAAATTAAATAGCTCTGAAGATTATTTTAAAGCTATTGAAAATATTTATAACTATTTCTTTAAATTGATACCTACTTCATTTAAAGTTGATACTCATAAAAATTTTAAATCTGTTGAATTAATGCTTTATAAAGATGAAAGACCATTTGAACTTATAAAACAAATTATTGATTTTGTAGCTTCAACAAAATATAGAAGAACTATAAATAGACCTTTCAAATTAAGAAAAGAGTTTGAAATGTTATTAGATGAACTTAATAAAAAGCAAAGTAATTAACCCCTGCTTTGTTTTTTAGTGAGTTTTCTCACTCGGTCGGGGTAGTTTAAGCCCTCCCCGTTCGTTACTTGTAAATCGGGCTTAACAAAATAACTATAAAGGGCAAAAAATGACAATTACTCAACAACAATACACAACTATCTATAAAGTTGCAACTTTTAATTCTTTAAAAGTTACTAAGGCTGGAGTTATGGACGGTAATAATTATGGTGATTCTTTGACAATCAAACTTATAAATATTATTGAAGAAGAAACTGAAGAATTTGGTATAGCTGAAAAAGAGCAATTACTAGAGATACAAATCAAATGCGACAATCCTACTCAAGTAGCAGAATTAAATATGGTTCTACGAACATTAAAAGCAAATGGAGTAGTTTTTGAGTTAAACGGATTATTACCTTCTAGACCTGAAAAATCTTCATTTCTTAAAGTTGTGTGTACTGATAAAACAGATTTTTTAATTCAAAGATTATCTTCTTTGATTAAAAAAGATTCAAAAGGGGCTTAATGCCCCTATTTTGTTTTTGATTGTGTGTACTCTTACCTGTGCATACAACAAAAAACAAAACATTCATAAGGAGAAAATTATGTTTAAAAAATTAGGAAAAAAAGCAAAAGCTTTAGGTGTTGTTGCAGCTGCAACAATTTTATCAACTGGTGCTCAAGCAGCAATTACTTACGACGCAACAAATAAAAAATTTGGTGGTGAAGTAGATTTAGGTGCTTATTATTCAGGTGTTGAAATTGCAGTAGCAGTTGTTGGTGTTACTTTAGGTATTAGTTTATTCTTTGCTATGCTTAAAAAGGCAAGAGGTTAAAATTTTTAAGAGTAGTACCTCCTACTCTTACTAAAATTATTTCAAGGATTAAATATATGTTACATTTTACTTTTATAATATCTTCAATCTTTGCAATAGTTTTAATTTTCAATTTTACTCAAATAATAATTACTAAAACAATAGAAACTATTAAAAATGCTCGTGAGTCTTTCTAATGGATCATATATCTTTAGGTCTTACTCTTAATGAGTTTAATTTTTTAAGCGGTTTAACTGGTCTTATCTGTGCTAGTTTAATCGTTTTTTCTATTTTCAAAAGGTTCTAATATGGAAATGTACATAATTGCAATTACTGATAATCAGGCATTTAACTATTTTTTTTCATTTCCAATTTATACTATGTTTATTTCTCTGCCTTTCATAGCACTATTAAATTTATTTAAAAAGATTTAATCTATGAAAAAGCTCTTATTTTCTCTTCTGGTTTTATTATCAGTTAATCAATTATTTGCTTCATACTGTTATGTAAAAAATCAAACTTGGCAAACTGGTGGTATTTCAGGGTGTTCTTATGGAACTGGATTAAATGGAGCTAAACTAACATATATGCACCAATTACCTGATAATCCTGATGGTGGTCAATGTAAAGGTAGAATGTATGTTTGTGAAGATAGAGAAGGCTCTATTCCTTCAGGTGCTTCACTTTTACCTTCTTATGTAACTTATAATCCAAATGCTCTTATTGGTGAATATCCATATATTTGCGGTAAAAATACTGAAAGTTGGTATTCTATATTCGAAGGTGCTTCGGGTGAAGGTTTTTATTCTTGTGAAGGTGGTTTTCCCGTTCATCTTCCTAATGTAGATTCAATTAACCCTAATGACCAAGAAAATCCTTTATCTTGCTCTGAAAATTATACTCAAATTTATATTCTTGGTTTTAATCAAAGGCATAAATCAGGTTATTCTTCATTTTCTTGTTTTCCAAAATTTGATGAAACTGGTGAATTTTCTGATTCTAAACTTGATGAATTATCTAATTCTTTAAAATCAGGTGCTTTAACTGGTGATCTTATGGTTGATCCAATTACTTATAATAATGATGATGGTTCTACTACTATGATTCTTCCTGATGGGACAAAACAAACTATTTATCCTAATGGTGCTTTGATAACTGAATATCCTAATAATGAAATAAAAGTGGATTATTTATTTGGAGATTTAGCACCTAATAAAACTGGAAATTTTATTAAATATCAAGCTATTGACAAATTAGGAAATAAATATTTTGAAACTAATGAAGGTGTTAAATATCTTCTTGAACCAAATGGCGATTTAACAAAATATAAAGACGGTATTACTTTAACTGAAAAAGTAGATTATAACACTTGGAAACCTATTCAAACCTATGGTCATAAAACTGGATCAGGTTCTGGTTCTGGTTCTATTTCTTCAAATACTGGATCAGGTTCTGGATCTGATTCTAATGGTCAATATCTTGATGGAACTAATATAGGTGATACTTCAAATGAATCAGGTGTTGGCGGTGAAGTACCTGAAATTAAAGAAGAAGAAGAAGAAGAAGAAGAAGCAAAAAGTTGTTCTGATCCTAATTTAACTTATCAACAAAAAATGTTTTGTGAAATTAATCGTGGATTTAGGAAAATTAATCAAGAAGATAATCCTGAAATGTCTATTAACAACATGTTAGCAAAATATAATGAAACTATGAACAGAAACGAATTAGCTATTGCTTATAATCTTAGGCAAACTGCTATTCAATCAGGTGAAGCAATTATTTTACAAAAACAACAAAATAATAAACTACAAGATCTGAATTTACTATCTTCAAATGAAACTTCTCAATATTCTGCAATTAAAACTGGTATTGATTCACTAACTTCAAATTTATCAAGATTATTTCCTTCTTTAACTAATGGTGGTGGAACTGGTGGCGGTTCAACTGGTGGAACTGGTTCTAATGAAGAAGGTACAATAGGCAATACTGCTAACCTTGATGAATACTTTTATTCTGATTCAACTGTAAATACTGATAATGTTACTAATAATGCTAATGATACAGATTCTATAATAGATTCTTTAATTTCTGTATATGGTACTTTTGTTAATAATATAAATAATTCTTTTAATATTATTCAAACTCAAATACAAGATACAAAATCTCTTATTACTGGTACTAATAATATTTTTGAAAAACAAAATATTATTAATTGTCCTATTTCTTATCAATTTGATTTATCACAATATAACTTATCAAAAAAAGAAATAAATATAGATATATGTAAATATTTTAGTGAATTAAAAACTTTTGGTTATTTTATTGTTTATGTTTCTTTAATGTTTGCTTTGATGTTCTCTACATTATTTATAATAGGAGTTCTTTCTAAATGAAAAAGATATTAATAATTTTAACTTTTTTAATTAATTTTGCTTTTTCTGATTATTTAGTAACATATAATGGAAAGAATTATTGTACTTCTCAATTTTCTGAAGCAACTGATACTAATAATTATATACTTGTACAATATTATAACACTACTGATACTTTAATAACTTTACAAATGTCTAGGAGTGGTATTACTTCTATAAAAACAGGTTATCAATATAATAATGTTTCTAAAACTTGTGATCCGATTTCAGGTAAAAAAAATTATGAAATATTTGAATATATAAAATTATTATTTAAATATCCAAATTTACCTTCTTTAACAACTTATATTTCAGCACTTGATCAGGGTACTGCAAATAATCTTTTTAATATAAAGCCCGTTTATAAATATACTTTTCAAAGTGGAAAAACTTTTTGTACAACTGGTTATGGACATTCTTATAGTACTGCAAAATATATGTATTCTCCTGAATATCCAAATCCTACTTACACACAATTTACTTTTACAAATGGCTCTGAAATTGTTTCAAAAATACAATTTAATTACACTTATAATTATTTAACTAAAGAATGTTTTTTATCTAGTGGAGATACACCCTACGATTTGCCTAATGATTTAGGAACACCGACTGATACAGTTTCAAAAAATACACCTACTCAAACTGAAAAATTTAAATCATATTATTCATTATTTGAAAGTGCTAATAATTTACCTAATCCTAATCCTCAAATTAATGATATTACTATTGATACAACTAAAGCAAGTACTAACTGTGATAATCCTATGTTAACTTTACAAGATAAATTATTATGTGAAATAAATAACCATTTAAGGAAAATTAATCAAGAATCAAATCCCCAATATTCACTAAATAATTTAATTGGTATTCTAAATACTTCACACAATAATAATACTGAATCTATTAATAAAGAGATTAAAGCTTTATCAGGTTATGAGTCTGTTCGTACTTCTGAACAAAAGAATACAAATACTATTTTAGATACTATGAAAAATAATCAAGAAATAACTAATCAATCTTTGACTAGTTTAAATACTTCTATGCAAACATTAAATACAACTTTGGGAAATTCTGATTCAATTACTCCACCTACTCCACCTGATTTAGAATTACAACCTGAAACAAATTTAAATCTTGATAAATATTTTAAAAAAGATGAAGAAACAAATACAAATGAATTAGATACTAATATTGAAGAAACAGATTCTTTAATAGATTCATTAATTAATACTTTTACAACTTTTAAAACTAATATTACTGATTCATTCACAACAATTAATACTCAAATAACAGATACTCAATCACTTATTATTAATCCAACGAATATTTTTAAAAATATTGAAGTTGTAAATTGTCCTACTACTTATGAAGCAGATTTTAGTTCTTTTGGTTTAGGTTTACAAACTGTAATAGTTGATTACTGCCACTATATGAGTTATTTAAAACCAATCATTTATTTTTTCACTTATTTAATGTTGATGATTGGATTAATCACATTTTCAATTAGATTTATAGGAGTTCTTTTATAATGCCACAATTAATATCTTTACTACTCGGATTCTTTTCTAGTGCGGGTTCATTCGCTAAATTCTTTCTTTGGATTGGTAAAAAAGTTAGTATAACTGCCGTTATCCTTCCAATTCAAATTACTTTAATAGGTGCAATAATTACTTTTAGATTGTCGCTTTTTACTGCAATAATTACTTTAATTATGTTTGTTTATAATAAATTTACTGATTTAATGGCTTTTGTAGATTTAAAAATGAGTCAAGATTTTTTAACTGTTCCTTATAAGATACTCCAATCGCTTGGAGTAATTGAAGCTATATCTGATTTTTATGCAAGTTTTACAATAGTTTTTACAACTCTTTTACTCGCATTTATAGCAAAATTAGCTGTTAATTCATTATCTCAATTAAGTGATGAATTTTATAAAATTGGTGTTTTACTTCAACTTGGTATTAAATAATGGCAATTAGTTATTATACTGGTATTCCTAGAAGTGGTAAAACTTTAAAAGCTGTTGCTTTAATTTATGAAACTTTTGTAGCTCCTAAAATTCCTAAAAAAGGTTTTTTAGATAAAGCACTTGAAAAAGCTGGATTAGATAAAAAAACTGAATGTCTTTATGAGAACTGTTATACAAATATAAATCAGTTTAATTATGAAATTGATGAAAGAATTAAACCTTTTGATTTTGATATATTTCTTTCAAAAATTCAAATCTTACATTCTATGTATTTAAATAAAGCTAATGATGATTTATTAAATGATAAAGCAAAAGAGCTACAAATTTATAAATCTTTGTTTGTTATTGATGAGTGCCATAATTTTCTAAATAAAAAAGAAGATTCTCTTATTTGGTGGGTTACTTATCACGGCCACTTATTTCATGATATTATAATGATTACTCAAAATCTTTCTTTAGTTCTCAAAGACTATACAACTTCAACTGAATATTTTTATAAAGCAATTCCACAAAGATTTAGATTTTCAAAAAATACTTTCAAGTATGTAGAATATTCGGGAAGGGAATTATATAAAAATCAAAAGTTAGGAATTGTTTCTTTAAAAGTAAAACCTGAATATTTTAATTTATATGTATCAGGTGCTGAAAAAAAAGATAAACCAATCATATATAAATATATTTTATTTCTTTTATTTCTTGTAGCTATTGCCTATTTTTCTTTTTATAGATTTACTTCTTCAATAGCTGAAACTACTGGTTCAAATGAAAATCAATCACAACAAAATCAAAATATAAATTCACCTGGTGAAAATCAATCACAACAAAATCAAAATATAAATTCACCTGGTGCAGCTGCTGAATCAAAACAATTAAAACTATTTAAATTTACTTGTTATGAAAATTTTTGTTATTACAAAATCAATAATAAAACTACTGAAATACCAATCAAAATTTTAACTCAATATGTAAAGGATAAAAAAGATGAAAATATGTACTTAGAACAAAAAGGTAAAAAAGCAAATATCTATTTATTAGATGATCCTAAAAACTTTCCATTTATGGAATTTACAACTGGTGAAGATGATAAAAAAGATTCTTCAATGAATTTAATTAATACAACAACACAACAATAAAGGGCTTAAAATGGACATTAAAAAAGTAATTGAAAAGTTATACATGCAGCGAAACGAACTATATTTAAAAATTGATTTTCTTGAAAAAGAATTATATTATTACAAACATTCCACTTTAATTTTTTTGAAATCTAGTCATACTCACTTACAAAGTAAAATAGAAGATACTTACAATGACATATCAAAAATTAATAAATCTATTGAAGATTTAGAATCAAAAAAATAAAGGGGCTTAAAATGAAAAAAATATTATTAACATTATTATTACTTATACAATTTTTAAAAGCTGAATCTCAACAATTAAACCTTACAGATTTTTCTATTTATGCAGCAGAACAAAATAATGTAAATATACTAATTGATGAATCATTATCTGACAAATCATTTATATTTACAATATCAGGAAAAGAAGATCTATATCTTGAAGCTTTTGAAAAGGCTTTAAATATTCATAATCTAGAACTTGTAAAAAATAATGGTTTGTACTATGTAAGAGATATTAAAACTTATGAAGAAAAACCAAAATATCGTGCTATAAAATTAAATTTTGTAAATTATGATGATATTCAAAACTTTCTAAATGTTTATAAAGATATTAAATTTGAATTTATAGCTACTTCTAAAATATTAATGGTTCATTCAAATGAAATGGAATTTGAATCAATTAAAGATACTATTCAAGAGATAGATACACTACCAAAACAACTTAAATTAAAAATTACAATTTTAGATACAAACTTAAATAAATTAAGAGATTATGGTTCTGAAAATTCTATTTTAAATATTGATAATAACTCAAATTTCTTTTTTAATTTAATAGCATATCCTTTCAGTTCTACAAATATGATACCTTTAGACCAAAAAAAAGGTTTTTATAGTTTTTTAAAATTTGTAAATGATGATGGAATATCTGATTTTATTTCTAATCCTATACTTACTCTTACAGATAATAAAAAAAACAGTTTTAATGTTGTTACGAACATGCCTTTTAGAACAGGTACAAGTACAATTCAAGATACACAATTCAGGACTTCAAATTCTTTCGAATATCGTGATGTAGGTTTAAAAATTGAAGTTACACCTCGTATTTACAAAGATGATAATGTCTATCTTGATTTGAACCTTGAACTATCAAATATTGTTTCTTTAACAAATAATGATATGCCTATAACTTCAAAAAAATCTATTACTCAAAGTTTTCATTTATCAAAAGAAAATATTATGATTCTTTCAGGATTGAATCAAAAAGAAAACTCAAAAAAAGAAACAGGCGTTCCAGTTTTAAAAGATATTCCACTTGCAGGTTGGCTATTTAAATATGAATCACAAAAAGATTCACTATCAAATCTTAGCATTATATTTGAGCTTGTTGAAGATTTTGAAGCACCACAAAAGTTCATAGATAAGATTAAAAATTGGGACAAATAATAAATATTAAAAGGGCTTAAAATGTACGGATTAACTAAAGAAGATTTAGAATATATAAAAACAAAACATGATCGTCAAAAGAAATATTTAGAAAATAATTCTTTTGTTACTTCTAGCGGTCAAGTAAAAACTTTACTAGATGTTTCTCACTCTGCTAATCATAGTGAAAGATATTACTCTGAAATGCAAAATAAACTTAATACTATTCAGGATTTTATAAATACTCAAACTGATGTTAGTTATTCCCCTATTTTTTTAACTATTACTCTTGATGGTTTCTTTCGTGGTTTTCTTTATGGTGATTTTTCTAAATATTATCCTGGTGTACATAAAAAACTAATTCCTAATAATGAGCGTTTTGGCTTTCTTCAAGATAAGATAATGAAAAAAGAAAAATTTACAATAAAAGATTTATATAATTGTATTAATTACCAATGGTCTAGATTTTTAAAATCACTTATTTTTAAACAATTTAAAAAAGATAATATTAAAATTCATTATATAAAAACTGCTGAACCACATAAGAAAGATGGAGTGCCGCACTTTCATTTATTGGTTTATTGTCCTTTTAATAAAGTAGAACTTTTAAAAGAATATTATAAAAGATACTTCCCTGCTCCCCAAAATATAAGAAAATTAAAAAAAGGCTCAAATGATTTAAAAGGTTTTCAAACTGATTTACATTCACCTTTAGGATATATATTAAAGTATGTTTTAAAATCTTTTAGAGATGTTAAAAATGAAGCCGAAATAGATTACCTTCAAGCTTGGTATATAAAAAACAGAATATTAAGAATAGTTACTTCTCATTCTACGATTCCAATGTGGGTTTATAGAAAATTACTTCCACTTGAAAAAGATCTATATAATTTAAATTTTACTTATAAGGAAAATCCTACGCTTTCCGAATGGTCAAAGGAAGATGATTATATTTCAATCACTAATGAACATGGAAGAACCTTGCAATATAATCAAGGTCAATATAAACTATTCTATCAGTACGGAAAAATTATAAAAGAATTTGGAGAAAAAAAAGAATTTCAAAAACCTATATTTAAAAAGATAGAATTAAAGTATAAGAAAAAAATTAAACAACCTAAAATTATTATTGAAGGTGAATTCTATAAACAAATTGATAATCACCTGGTTAAATTAAATTATACTAAACCTATCAATTACAGAACTAACTTAGAGCTCTACCAGGAATATAAAAAACTTAATACAAATATTGATTCAGTCAATTTAAAATATTATGCACTAATTAAAAATGAACTGATAAATCGTCAATTCATAGATGAAGATTTAATTTCAGCAAATTTATATAACACAGATATATATTAAATAATGATAATTTAAACCGCCTATTAGGATTTATTTTTTTTTTGCTTTTTTTGGTTCTTTTTTTGGCGAAAAAAAAGAATATATCTCAACCGTAAAGAATGCCCTTAAAACTATGTTTTAGTGATAAAATTTCTAAAGAAACCCGTTAAAAGCTATGCTTAGGGTTTTTTTCGAATTTTAATCACTGAATAACTGTAAAATAAACTTAAATTTTTAAAATTTTATAAATGTAATGTTAAAAATTTAAAAATTTCTGTTTAGTTTCAGTTAAATAGTTTCTCTAACAAATGCTAATGCAACTGTTTACAAGTTGCTAAAATATCTTTAAATATTAAATTAAAAGCAGCTGCATAAAGTAAACTCAGAAGCCCCGCGTAGCGGGGCAATGAGTTTACTCTTGTCTAATTATCAAAAGTTGTTCGACAATTATTAAAAAACCTAATTTACTTTATTTCAATATTTTACTTTATAATTTTATAATTATATACAGAACATTCAATATATTCAGAATAGCTTTTATCGTTGCAATATCCACTTATTATATTTTTCTCTTTATACATTTTTGTATCAAGTCTTAAATATATTAATCCTTTTTCATGATCTTTTAGTGTGTATTGATAATAATCTCTATAGTCTTTTATATTTATTATTGTTCCATTAAATTTAATATCATTTCTTTTTGAAGTTTCTTTTTCATTAAATTTTCTTAATTCATTTTCAATACTTTGATTAAATTTATACTCTTTTTCTTTATAAATTACTTCTCCATTTGCAAAACTTATACTTATTAAAAATAATAATGCTTTTTTCAT